TGGGGGTGTAGTCTACAAACTTTACATCAAATGGATTATATACCATTAATCCTCCATCATAAAGTCAACATCTCTTACATGATAACCTAACAAAGATACTCTATCTCTTACTCTTGAACCAGTTTGCATATGTACTTTAGTTTTTGTATTACCAAATTGTGCAACATTATATGCTTGATGAAAACCTGCTTGTCTAAAATGATAGTTCCTAATATCTATGTCATCTGAATTTATGGCATTAGTTATAGATTCATAATACAACGGAAACTTATTTTTTACATTTTCATGTCCTAATTGATAAGAAAAATCTATTAATGATTTTTGTCTTTCACTACTTAGAGTGCCAAAATTATCAAACTCTTTAACATATTGATCGTATATATCTTTTATTTTTGCAGTATAAATTTTATCTGCCGCTTGTTGTAAAAGACCTCTGATACCTTTTGATGATAAGTTTCTTTTAAATTCTCTTTCTTTTACTATTAACTCTTCAAATGTATAATCATTAGATTTTAAATCTGCCTGTAATGTTTTTAATTCTGTAGCTAAATCTTGTGGCATAAAACTAAAATCTCTTTCAGTAAGATCTCTTATATTAAATCCTCTGCCAATAGATAATGTATTTACATCTCTATATGGCATAACTCTAAAACCTTCTTTTTCAGAACTGTAATTAATAATATCTATTAAAGAATTTTGTACTTCTACAGCAACATCAGGTGTAAAAAAGTTTTTTACATCTTGGATTACATCTTTAATACTATCCTTTGTAAATTTATATTCTGATAATAACTGCCATGATGGATTATCATAACCTTTGTTTCCAATTTTACGTTCTAAGTAATTTTCACCTAAACCATCTACATATTCTCTAAAATCTTTTAAACCTGCTTGAATACGTTGAGCATCAGCACCAGTGCCATACTTTGTCATAGCTTCAAATTGCTTTTGATCTTCTGATCTAAATGTCACATCAGCAGTGCGTTCTTCAGGCATCATAACTGGTGCATCTAAATTTTTGATAGATTTGAATGTAGTTTTATAATTAAGACCATTATTTTTTACATCAATAAAATCTTCTATATTTATAGCTTCTAAATCAGGATTATATAAACCTAAATCAGATGGTGGTAATGTAGCACCTTTACTAGCTAATCTTTTTTTATAAGATTTATCTAACATACTTTTTTGCAATTCTTTTACAGTAATAGCATTTTGTTTATCAAACTCTCTAGTTGTAAATGTTATTGGTGTAGCTTCATTATTCAATATCTGCACACCTGCTTCTGTTACTAAAGTATATCTTTGATCGCCAAACTGTGAGTTTCTTACATCAGGTAAAAGAAATACATCTTCTCCTAAACCCTCATATCCTGAAGTAGTTTCCTGAATATATTGATTTACATGATCTACAAACTTATCATAAAGTGGTCCAGTATATTTTCTTTTAGGTGTAAACCTAGTCCTTGTAGTTGTATCTCTTGCAAAGAAATCATAAACTGTTTCATCTTCTATAAAAATTTTTTCATATGTTTCTTCTAAAACATTTTTCATATTTTCTTTTGTAAATTCAACAATCTTACCATTTTCATTTCTTGCATTTTTAAATACCATCAATTTATTTGCATATGGCTTCATAATAGTCCATGAATGTCTTGGTACATCAGAGTCCTCTAGTATAGCTTCTAATGCACTATTAACTGTAGTTATGTTTGAATCAGGATAGAACTTTGCAAAAGAAGTCATAACAGAATTATCTAATTCATTCTTAGTAGTATTAGGTCTAGCAAAATAATCAAATACAGCTACTGTGTCATTGCCATTAACTGAAGCGGCGGCATTAATCAGACTAAACTTAAAATACTCATCATCATAACCTTGCAATCTAGGCGCACCAGTAGATGTAAATGCTGTATTATTCCATAAGTCTAATACCCTAGCCGCCATAGCTTTTTTCTCAGCAGGTGATCTATTTTCAAACATAGAAAGATTTAAAAAATTATCTGCCTTAAATAAATCATGTGCAAACTTAGGTACAACATTTCTACTCATAACTTTACTAACTACAGCACTATATGTAGCCGCATCTAAATCAAAAAAGTTAGTTGAGTTTATTTCTCTACCAAACTCATTATTCAAACTTAAATTTAATTTTTCTCTAGTATCTTTTGTATTTTCTAAAATAGAATCTGAGTTATATATAGATCCAACACTATAATCTAACTCCATAGCTTTCATTAATTTACTTGCATCACCTGATCTATTGCTAATCTCTCTAGCAAGAACAGCCATATCAACTCTATCTAAACTAAGTTCATCTTTTAGATCATATACTTTTTTTATTTCTTCAGGACTAACTTTGCCTCTAGTAGATCGCACAACAAAGTTTATTAATTCAGGTGATAATCTTTTAGAATTAAATACTTGCTCAATAGCTTTTATAGCATCACCATTTTCACCAAGCCTATCTACTACATTATTAATTGTTCCTAATGCCTGACTTCTTCTAAGATTAGAACGGAGATCTTGAGCTTTAGGTGCTTTTATATGACCACCTGCAACTAATTCATTAATTTTATTTTCAGCATCAGCAACAGTATTTTTTATATCATTTTCAAGATTAATTATATCTTGAGTATCTTCAGATTCATTTGGATCAAAGTTAGCTTTAGAATATATTAATGCAGTAGTAGCTGATATATCATCTTCTAAAGTTATTAGTGTATTTTGTGCGGCTATTCTTTCATCTCTTGCTATCGTATCATTTAATATTTTATTAGAATGTAAAACTTTTTGATTTGTTACCTTAGTAATAAAATCAGGTATATACTGATCCATACCATTATCTTTAAAACTTTTCACATGAGATTCTATAAAACCTTTAGCCTCAGAATCAAACTTATCTTTATCAAATTTATTTTTTGCCGCAAATTCACCAAACTTTTGTTTTGCCAAAATACCCATAGCATCACCATATCTTTGTGCTAAAACCTTTTCTGCATATGGTGTGCCTACTTGTGTAAAGTTTGCTTTTTCAAATTGCAACTTACCATCTTTAATTACTGCTAATGTTTTAGCAGTATTAATATCTTTTTTTATGGCATCTTTTCTTGCTTCTTCCCAAAATATTTTTTGCATAGAGTTGCCTAAATCTGCAACTGCATTGCCAAGTTGCACTGCACCAGTGTCAGCGGCAACAACACCAACTGGTCTATTTCTAAATGTTGTAGGTTTTGCTTTTACAAATTCTGCCATTATACCATTGTACTCGTTTTATATGCACCACTTATAAGAGTGCCAAATGCTTTATATCTATATGCCTTTGATAAATTATTAGCTTTTGTTACTGCCATAAGTGCTTGTTGTGAATACTTACTTTGCTCTGCAAGATTTTGATAGTTAGATCGTTGTGCTAATGTCTTAGTATTTTGTTCAGCATTTTTCAATAATGCTTTATAAGATCTATCTGATCCCATATCTCTACCAGTAGTTCCTGCCACAGCAGCATTTTGTGATTTAAATGTTTGCAAATTTGCCATAATATCATTGTGTTCTTGTAGTGCTTGTAACCTTCTTATCTTAGCTTGTTCTCTAATATTACGAGCAGTTAAAGCACCTTCCATTCTTGCGGCTCTACCTGCTTGTTGATAACCATAAGCTGTTACTGCTGTTGATGCTATTGCTAATGCTATATTAATCAAAATGCTACCTCTACTATCATTCCATTAATCTGTAAATCTAAAGGAAAAGACTGTGATACTATAACTCTAGGATCACGACTATATCCTAACAATCTAAACTCTTCTTTACCAGTTACAGCAGATCTTTCCATCAAACCACCACTTACAGTATCTGTTGTATTTCTTATAACTAAATCTCTACTTGTTGATGTTGTGCTTGGTCCTTGCACACTTACAGCAAGTGTTGAATGTAAATCTAATATGACTTTAGGTATTTGTCTAGGCTCTCCAGTTAAAGGTCCACCTTGCACTGAAGCATCTATAGGCAAAGTTTTAAGAGTAGGGGTAAAAGCATATCCTATAAATGCCTGACTTAAGCCACTCTTTACAGCACTAGCATCTATCTCTGCACTTGCTACTGTAAACTCTCCCAAAAAATCATTACCATTTGTTGCTTTTACTACAGCATTGTTTGCAAAATGAGAACCTAGACTTCCAAATACACTAGCACTACCACTAAATGTATCACAAAAATCCATAGGCATATCTGTTTGAAACTCCTCAAGAAACAATTTAGTTGTACCTGAGCCATCATCTCTAGCACAGACTACAAATAATCTTTCATGTACTGCACATATACTATGCCACAATCCTTGTGTATCCCATAAACTCCACCCTGCTTTTTGATCTCCTCTTACAGAATAAAAGACAGCTATAGTGCCATCATTATTTATTAGAAAGGCATAAGACTCACTTCGATTCAATGCACCTTTAATAGATGTTTGTTGTACTGGATCTAGTATAAGATGTGGTGCAAGACCTGATACAGCCACAGATGTATATGCACTTTCTGCATCTGTAAATAAAAACTCTCTTAATGCACTACCAGTTTTCTGTATAAACAAAGTAGCACCATCAAACACTGTAGGTTTTACAAAACTAGATCCAAAAGGTGTTTGCCTTCTTATCTGTGCATTAGCAGGTGTCACTGATTTATTGGCAACAGTAGGTATAAACAATTCAGCACCAGTAGTAAATATTTGAAGATCTCTATTAGATACTAAATGTCTAATAGAAAATATCTCACCTACATTAGCAGTAAGATCTAAAGCATCATTATCTTGTGCATCTGCAACATCAAAATTAAAAAACAAACCTGACTTACTACCCCATATGCCATCAGGCTGTGCCAAAGTGCCACCAAACCAAAGTCTATTTTGATGAAATGTAACTGCCGCAGGGTAGCCACGAAGAGAAGAATAACTTTGCTCACTAAACTCAGTAGTAGCCGCACCAGTTACAATGCGAGGACTACCACCACCTATAGCACTAGATGTAGCAGTAGCACTACTACCTGCTGTAAATTCAAATGTATTTTCATCAGGAACAGCAGTAATAGTTCTTGCACCATTTATATTGCTATTAGCTATGCCACCTACTGCACCTGATCTTTCAAAGGTAACTGATGCTCCAACAGCTAAACCATGCAAAGCCTTTGTTACTCTAACTGTGCCACTACCCTCAAAAGTTTTAATACTATCTATTTCTAGTTGCTGTCTTAGTGTGCCACCTACAGTTGCAGTAACTTGTGTAGCACTTGTAAATCCAGTTATGCGACATCTTGTTTCGCCTATCAATAGATCAACACCTACATGACCTGATACAAAATAATCTGCTGATGTAGTCAATGTTACACTACCAGTTGTGCCACTTGCAGTTATAGTCATACCTAATGGTTGAAAACTAAAGTATGGTTGAAATATATCATTACCATCTCTTGATGTGTCAAAGTTAAATGTAGACACAGTAAATGTAGTAAGACCAGTTCTTTCTAATATTCTAGTCTGAAAAGTATTATGACATATAAACATAAGATCACCTTGCTGTGCAAAAGTAATCTCTTCAAGATAAGATGCTGATGTTGTATTAACTAACCATGATTGTCCAGTAAGTGATTGTATAGATGACACAGATCCATCAGTAGGGCTAATTTGAAATATCTCTATCCTTGTATTACTAAATGCTATTATATATTTTTCATCATCTGAAAATATAAAAGGTTCTATTCTTACACTCTGTCTAAGACTAGCTAGTGCTGTAAATGCAGGATTACTTCCAAAGTTATGTAATCTTTTTGTGCCAGTTCTTTTTTTTAATCCACCTTCAGATCTAATAAAAAAGTTTCTAACTTGCTCACCTGCATTAGTATATACTTTTGTATCTGTCCTAGATGTTAAAGAAGGACTTATCTCTCCAAATTGAAAGTTATTTAATGGCACTCTTACTCTAGCCATTTAACTTCTCCTATTAGAAATAAATCTTGATGTAACTAATTTTCTTGTTGTCTGTTGTTGTGCATCT